GGCCTAAAAAGGTCGTAATGAGCAAGCCATTTCCCGTCGTGGAGTTGGAATCCACGGCTTCCCCGGAACGGTTCCGGCGGTGGGCGTCACAATTCGGCATCTTCCGATTGGGGCGCTCACTCGGCCTTGGCGTTCGATCCATTGGCCGATACCTCCATACGGACCGGCTCCGGAACGTAAGCCCCACAACAGCCCGCCAAATCATCGCCCTATCAATTCTTGAACCCCTGGACGGGGAACCCCTGACATACGAGGACATTTACGGACCCGTGCGGGCCTCCCGCGTGGAGGTCCGTCGTGTCCAGAAAGCGAAGTCATGGGAATGAGAGCGCGGCAGAAAACAACGCCCGGGTCAATCCATGAGTTCGGGCGAGAGAGGAAGAACCACACCATGAAGATCAGCATCCACCCCACGCCCGAGGCGACCGTCGAGGTTGAGGCGTTCGAAACGAGCCATCCCGAGTTGGCGATCCATGAAATCTCAGTCCGTCCGGGGCCGAGCGCGGCGACTGAAGGCGAGGCCTCGGAGATCGGCGCGGAAGTTGGCAAGGTGTGGGCGGTGTCGCACGTCCCGAGTGGCGACCTCGTCATTTACGGCCTGTTGACCAAAGACCTCGCTATCGCCGCGGCGGCGATGCTCACTGCCTCCGGCCTCGAGTTCGGACCCGGCCACGCAATGCCGTATCTGCTCGATTCATTCCAGGCGGCGGCATCGCTCATGGCCGATGTCTACTTTTCGATCTTCTGCCACAGCGAAAGGGGGCAACTGGCCCGTGCATGAGAGTCAATCCATTCCGCAGCCCCGCAAAGCGGAGAAAAAGCGCGTCAAGATCAAGGCGGGAGTCCAGGGTCCGAGCGGGTCCGGCAAGACGTGGGGAGCATTGGCACTGTCGTTCAACCTCTGGCCGAGTGCAAAGGTATGCGTCATTGATTCGGAGAACGAATCGGCCAGCCTTTACGCGGACCATTGGGAGTTCGACACCATCCCGTTGACCCCTCCGTTTACCAGCGCCCGTTACCAGCAGTGCATCGAGATGGTCGTCCGTCTCGGATATGACGTTGCAATCATCGATAGCCTCTCTCACCAGTGGGATGGAGAGGGCGGCATCCTTCGCCGGAAGGAAGCACTCGACCAGCGCCCTGGCGCGAACAGTTGGGCGAATTGGGCGCAGTTCACGCCCGAGCATCAGGCGTTCATCGAATCCATCAAACAGGCACCCATCCACATCATCGCGACGATGAGGGCGAAGCAGGATTACGTCCTGGAGCAAGGCGAAAAGGGAAAGACGAAGCCGGTCAAGGTTGGCATGGCGCCCATCGTCCGCGAGGGGACGGACTACGAGTTTTCCATCGTCTTCGATGTGCAGATGGACCACAAGGCGGTCGTATCGAAGAACCGCACCGGGTTGTTCGAGAGCGAAGTTCTGGATCTCGCGGGCCCGTCGGTTGCCGATCGTTTGAGAGTGTGGCTTGAGTCCGGCGCGGAAGTGAAGGGACCGAGCCTGGAGACGTGGAAAGCGCCCACGCCAGGCCGCGTAGACGAGCCGCAGAAGATGCGGACGGCGAATCCATCGTCCAACGGCTCGCCGACACGTCAGCCTCAGCCACAGCCTCCGCCACGGGTATGGGAACGGAAGGGGGACACCCTCATCTGTCAGCCCTTCAAGACTGAGCCGATGGAGCGGAACGGACAGAAGTTCGTCGCCGTGAAGTTGAACCAGAAGGTCAACGGTTCCCCGATGGCGTTCTGCTTCATCACCCAACTGTTCGGCGCTCTCTCCCATTGCACGGACCAGCGGACGGTCTTCCGCATCGACGAAACGGACTACACGTACATCACCGATGTCCTGGAGATTGCGGGCAAGCAATACGAGGGCGGCGTCCCCAAGTCCACCACACCCGCGACGACGCAGCCCGCGACCGATGCCCCAACCACGGCGGAAGTTGAGAAGTTCTGGCAGGGCCGGGAGACGGTCCACCCGCCCGCGAACCCACCAGAAAACGCGGAGACGGCGACGGGAACGACGCCCGAGCCAGATCCGCTCACCATCACCGATGACGACCTGCCGGGTGAGTTCTGGACCGGCGAGAGGAAGACAGATGCAGCTCTATGACATCGCCTTGGAAGGTCTCGTCATTGGCGACCTTCTCACGGAAGCCGAGGGTGAACTGACCCCGGAGCTTGAGGCCCGCCTCGACGCGCTTCTCCAGGCGGGGACAGGCAAGCTCGAAGCGGCCGAGCGCGTCTCGCGCAACCTCAGAGCGAACGCCGAGGCGTGCGCTGCGGAAGCAAGACGTCTCGCAGATCGGGCGCGGAGTTGCGAGCGTCAGAACAAGGCCCTGAGGTCACGGATGGCCGTCGCATTGGAGGCGGCGTTCGGCGGCAAGATCAAGACTCCACTCTTCACAATCTGGTGCCAACGGAGCGCGCCGACCGTGCGCGTCAACCTCGCACCCAACACGAACCTAGATGAATTGCGGGCGCGGCGTCCCGACCTTTTCAGGACGGAACACATCTTCGATGAGGTCACAGTGAAGTCCGAGCACGTCCAGGGAAAGCAATTGCCACCAGAGGTCACGGTCGAAGACGTACCGGGAACTCTCTATTGCAAGACACGGTAAGAAAGGAAACCAATGGCAGACATGACGGTTGAACAGGTGGAATCGGAAATCGCAATTTACTACGATGCCCTCCACCGGGTGACAGGGATCCTTGGACCAGTCGGACAGTTGCTCGTCGCAAAAGCGCGGCTCAAAGGAATGAGAGAAGTTCTCGAAACTGCTTCGCAGATAGCGTCCCCACGCGATGAAGAGTGGACGATATTCCGGGCGCGGCAGTTGCGGGCAGCGAGGTATCGCAACCAGTTCACTCGGTAAGACGATCACACGCCGACTCCAACTCGTTGTCCCACTCGTTCCACCGAGCGTGAACCATTACAAGGAGCCGCAGATCATCAAGCGCGGACGGTTCCACACGCTCAGGTGGGAAGAGATACCCGAGGCGACCATCTTCAAACTCACCGTGCGCAGCATAGCGCGGGGAGCATCGCTCGCACCGGCAACGCTCAGTGAGCAGCGGCGGACGGAGTACATCCTCCGCGCCGTTGTCTTCCTGGGAGCGGGACAACGCGGTGACGGCGACAACTTCTGGAAGGTCATCGCGGACTCACTCACATTCGCGGGCGTCATCCACTCGGATGCAGCGGTCAAAGACTGGCACTTGTACAAGCGGCGGGACCGCGAGAACCCGCGAACGGTGATCACCATAACCCAGTGCAGGAAAGAGACGGAACAGTGAGCAAATACAGAAAGGTAGACGTCAAAATCTGGAATGACGCCAAGTTCGTTTCGCTCTCCGAGCGGGGAAAACTTGTCTTCCTCTTCCTGATGACTCACCCCAACCTGACGATGGTGGGAGCCATGCGAGCGACCGCACCAGGTCTCGCGGCGGAGATCGGGATTCCGTTGGAAGCCTTTCGGGAAGCCTTCCTGGAAGCCTTGTCGAAGGGTATGGCGAAGGTGGACAAAAGCGCGGCCTTGATTTGGCTGCCGAACTTCCTCAAGTACAACAAACCGGAGTCGCCTAACGTCGTGAAAGCGTGGCCGGATGCGTTCGACATGCTCCCCGAGTGTGAACTCAAGTCACATATTTTCCAGCACGTTAGAGGCTTCGTCGAAGGCATGACGGAAGGCTTCCGCAAAGCCTTTCGGGAAGTCTTTAGCAAAGGCTTACCGGATGACTTCGCGAAGACCTCCCCAAATCAGGAGCAGGAACAGGAGCAAGAACAGGAGCAGGAAGAAAAGACTCTTGTCCCTGGCGGGACAACCCCTCGTCCCGAAGAGTTCGCCTCTCTCTGGAATTCACTTCGCGGTCCACTGCCCCAGGTCCGGGAGTTCACGGAATCCAGGCGGCGGAAGATCAAAGTCCGCGTGTCCCAGGGGTTGACATTGGCGAAGTTTGAGGAAGTTGTCCGGCATTGCGTCTCGACTCCGTTCCTCGTGGGAGAGAACGACCGGGGGTGGCAAGCGGACTTCGATTGGCTCATTGAAAACGACACGAACATGACGAAGGTCATGGAAGGGAAATACGAGCATGGCGGCACTGGTGGAAATGGCAGGACGGGAACCTCAAGGGAAGATCGAATTATCGAGCAAACGCGGTGTGCCCTTGCAGCCGTGGTTAGTCGTGCAACTGGGACGTTTGGCGATGGCGAGACGGGCGGAACCGGGGGCGAAGACCCTGGAGCTATTTGCGGAACACTTGTGCCAGTACGAACAGAGGGATTTAGCGGCAACGGTGAACCGTTTGGCTTTGCAAGAGCGGTGTGAGGGAGAACTCGCGTTCCCGGACCTCGCAACGTTGGACCGGGCGGTGAGAGATGAACGGAACGGGCGGATGAGAGCGGAACGGGAACAACGCGAACGGGCGGAAGCGGCGGCGGAAGAAAAGCGGCGGCGAGAACACCCGGAGGACTTCGTCCCGTTCGACTTCGCGGGAGAACTGGCGAAGATCAAAGCGCGGAAGGGGGAGACCATGACGCCCCAGGTTCCCAGGCGCGGCGCGTCTCTCTCGAACTCCGCGGACATCCAGTACCTCACGCCTCAACAGTTGCGCGAATTGGCGGACGTGCTGGAACGCCAGGAACGCAGGAGATGACGCGGATGCTGACCAAGATCGGGAATCGCTGGATCGACCTCGCGCTGGTAACGGCGGTCGAACCCTACATGGACGACCCCGCGAAACCACGGGCAGTCGTGACGCTCACGCGGAAGCAACACATCGTCTCCGTAACGGCGGATGACGCGGCGACCGCAATCAACCAAGCACTCGAAAAGTGGAAAGGTTACGAAGGATGCGCAAATCAGTAGCAGCGTGGCAATTACTCCAGCGGATGAGCCAGTCGGAAGTTGGCGTCATCTTCGACGCTCAGACGGCGCGGTTTCACTTTCTCCAGCATTGCCGGGTAGTGGACCCGGTGGACAACCGCAGCCTCGACGTTCTGACGGCGCAGGGGTTCGTGAGACGCGAACGGAGCGCAATCCCGCTGTATGTCATCACCGATAAGGGACGCGAAGCCCTACGTCACCGGCAAGCCCCGGAGGAACTGGCGACGGAAGACAGCGGCCTTTAGTGCGTCCAGCAGGTACACCCACAGGTGTGCCAAGGGGAAGAGATGAGATTCAACGTTAGCTGTGACACATTGGGGTTGGAGCGGGAGTTGGAAGGATGGGAACAGAAGAAGCTCCCATACGCGACCGCGACGGCCCTCACTCGGACCGCGAAAAGAGTGCAAGCGGCGTTCATCGACGCCATGAAGCAACGCTTCGATCGACCGACGCCTTACACCCTCTCGGGAACATTCGTGAAGCCCGCAACCGCGTCCACACTCGCGGCGACCGTTGGCTGGAAGGACTGGACGTCGAAGGGCGTTCCCGCGTCCGTCTTCATGCTTCCCCAGGTCATCGGCGGACCGCGACGCCTGAAAAGCACGGAGAAGCTGCTCAACCGGAAAGGCCTCCTGCCATCGGGCATGGCGACAGTGCCAGGTTCGGCGGCACGATTGGACCAATACGGAAACATGAGCCGGGGGCAGCTCGTCCAAGTTGTCTCCGCTCTCCAGGCGTTCCCCGAGACGGGATACCTCGCAAATCGGGCGCGGAAGCGCATCGCGAAAGGAACGAAGACTCCGGACTTCTTCGTCGGAACACCGGGCGGCGGACGTTTGCCTCTCGGGGTCTACCAGCGGATGAGCGACCACAGCATCCGGCCAATCATCATCTTCGTGAAATCACCCAACTACAAAATCCTGATTCCATTCCAGGCTTTGGCCGAGCGCGTCTACACGGCGGACTTTCAGGAAGAGTTCAACCGTGCCATGCGGGATATGACCATCGTCACGCCGTTTCTGGCTGCAGCGTAATGGCCGCGCGAGTCTTGAGTGGAGGCTTTGGCCGTGGGATTTGTAGGTTCTTCCAGACCGACCGCGAGTGCGGGTAATTCGAACCCCGATTGGTCTCCACGAACTGACCCTAAAAAACACGTTTCGTTTCACTTTGGCAGTTTCGGAGGGTAGGAAGTGGCAAAAGCAAGGAAAAGAGAGCAGCCAGCTACGGAGCCAGCGGCGCCAGGCGCGACGCTCCGTAATCGAATCATCGGGACGGGCGAAGTCACCGTCCGCGAACTCGTCAAGAACCCGAAGAACTGGCGGAAACACCCCGCAAGTCAGTTGTCAGCCCTGGAAGGTTTGCTCTCTGAAGTCGGATGGGTTCAAAACGTCATCGTCAACAAGACCACGGGGAACCTCATCGACGGTCACGCCCGCGTTGCAATCGCGGAGAAGCACGGCGACCAGCGCATCCCGGTCGTCTACGTCGAATTGACCTCCGCAGAGGAAGACCTCGTCCTGGCAACGCTGGACCCCTTGGGAGACCTCGCGGCAATCGACAACGCGAGACTCCAGGAGTTGCTTACCAACCTCGACCCGCAAAGCGCGGCGCTCGCGTCGTTGATTGCAGATCTTGAGGCCGAGTTGGGAATCGGCGGAGAGGAAACCCCGGACCCAGAGACCCTGCTCGATCAAGCCGTCCAGTTGGAGCCCGCGAAGGAATACATCGTCATCGTCTGCAATGAAGAGGATGAATGGGACCGCATCAAGGCGCAACTCTCGCTTGCGACCGTCCGGCGCGGCGGGTACAAGCCTGGTTCTCCATTCGACGCAACCAGCATCGAGCGCGTCATCCCGGCCCGCCGCCTGCTCAAGCTCCTGGAGGCATGATGCGAGTTTTCATAGAGGATTCATTCGACGCGGCTCACTGGCTCCCCAACGTCCCGGAGAACCACAAGTGCCGGAACATGCACGGTCACACCTACCACGTCCGCATCGAGATTGAGGGCGACATCGACCCGCACACCGGATGGGTCATGGACTACGCCCAGATCCGGGCGGCCTGGGGAACGGTCAAGGCGATACTCGACCACCGGACTCTAAACCATTTCCCGCAGTTACAGAACTCCACCAGCGAACACCTCGCGCAATTCATCTGGAACCGACTCTCCGATGCCGGTTTGCCTCTCGCGTTGCTAGAGGTCCGGGAGACCGCGCACTGCGGGGCGATTAAGCGGGCATGATTCATTACCACGGAACGCCGATCACACCCGAGACCGCCGCCGCCGAGATTCTCAAAGGGCGGCACGGTTTCGTGTCTTTCGCGAATCCCGACCAATTGGCACTTATCGCCGAGGTCTGCCAATCGTTCGCTTTGGATAACGGCGCGTTCACGGCGTGGAAGCAACGGCGCACAGTCGATTGGAAGGACTTCGTCCGTTGGGTCCATGAATGGTGCGCTCATCCCGGCTTCGATTGGGCGCTCATTCCCGATGTCATCGATGGCGATGAAGCAGCCAACGATGACCTCTTGGAATGGTTCGTTTCGGAGTGCCACGTCCAGGCGGTACCAGTATGGCATCTACACGAGTCCTTTGGGCGTCTCCAGCGTCTTGCCGTCCGGTTCCCGCGCATCGCATTCGGTTCCAGTGGCGACTACGCGCAGATCGGCACGGCGCGATGGTGGAACCGCATGGCGGAAGCGATGCGGGCGATAACCCGTGGAGGGCGTCCTATGACGAAGCTCCACGGTCTCCGCATGTTGGATACCGACGTCTTTACCCGGTTTCCGTTCGCGTCTGCGGACAGTACCAACGTCGCTCGCAATATCGGAATTGATTCTCGCTGGAATGGTTCCTACAAACCGCCATCGAAAGCAGCGCGTGGCATCGTCTTGGCGGAGCGCATCGAGGCGTTCCAGTCTCCCGCAGTGTGGAGCGGATGCGAAGTGCAACAGAGTCTCTTTTCTTGCAGTGTGGCACAGGAGAATCAATGCTCATAGCCATTCCATCGAAAGGCCGTCCGACCGGCGTCAAGTCGCAAAAGGTGTTGCCCTCCGCGCACGTCTACGTCCCTGAGAACGAGATCGCAAGCTACCAACGTGCCGGCGTTCGCAACCTGCTCCCGGTTCCCAACAGCGTTCGCGGAATCACCGCGACCCGCAATTGGATTCTCGACAACACAGACGAGCGTTGGGTCGTCATGGCAGACGATGACGTGAAAGCACAGGGATGGGTCAAGCTCGAACAGTTCAAGACCCGGCAACTCTCGCTCGCGGAACCCGAGTGGACAGCGGAGTGCATCCGCCTCTTCGACATCACCGAGCAATGCAAATACCGTGTGTGGGGAGTCGCGACGCAGAACGCGCCGCGAGCGGTCTATCCCTGGAAGCCGATTCTCTTCCGGTCGTATGTCACTGCGTCATTCATGGGCATCATCAATGACGGGCGCACCCGCTTTGACGAGCGGTTCAAGGTCAAAGAGGACTACGAACTCAACCTCCGCTGCATCAAGGAAGACGGCGGCATCATCGCGGCCCGCTACCTCCATTGGACCAACTCCCATTGGACGGACGCGGGCGGATGCGCGGCTTACCGAACTCAATTGATGGAACTCCGTTGCATTAAGCTCCTCATGCAGCTCTACCCGGGCATGATTCGGCGCGTCCGGCGCGGCGGGTCCAGCTATTCCGTTGACCTGGACTTCTAGCGGAGACGATGGCTCAGACAGTCAGTTGCGCGACGGTCGCAAAGGCTCTCAATCTCACGGAGCGGCGAGTCATGCAGCTTGTGAACGAGGGAATGCCCAGGCAAGGGCGCGGGGAATACGACCCGTGGGCCTGCGCCCTTTGGTATATCCGGTACCTCCAGAAAGCCGTCGAACAGCGCGGCACAGGCAACGATGACGGGAGCGCAACATCGTGGAGAGAAGAGAAGAAACGCCTCGTCCGCCTCCAGGCGAACAATGAGGAACTGGAGTACCGGCGCAAACTCGGAGAGTTGGCTCCGGTCGAGATCTTCGAGAGCAAGATCGTGGAATTCGCAACCACGGTGAAGAGTCGCTTCCTGGCGCTCCCGTCGAAGATTGCGCCACGGTTGGAAGGTGAGAGCAGAGACGTGATCCGGCTCAAGCTCTTCGACGCAGTGAGGGATTCACTCAACGGATTGGCGGAAGATCGAACAGGCAAGAACAGTGGACGCGCAAGCAAGCCAGTTGCTAGAGCAAAACCTCGCAAGGTTGATTCAACGCGGAAGAGAAGCACTCGCAGTCGCGCCTGAGCAGTCCATCACCGAATGGGCGGAGACGCATCGCATCCTTCCGAAAGGTACGACCCCGCGACCCGGCGAATTCCGGGCGGAGTCGTACCAGCGCGGCATTCTGGACGCAGTGAAGGCCCGAACCACCAAGAAACTCGTATGTCTCAAGTCAACGCAGATCGGATGGACCGACGCCATCCTCATGAACATGGTGGCCTATTACATCGCCTGTGACCCCAAGCCCATCATGCTCGTTTTCATCCGCGACTCCGACGCCCGCGACAAGTCGCAGAAGGTCATCGGCCCGATGATTGCCAACTGTGAAGCGGTGCGGAGCAAGATCCACCGCAACGCGTCCAGGCGGTCCGGCAACAAGACATTGCTCAAGGACTTTGACGGCGGGTTCCTGAAAATTGCGGCCGCAAATTCGGCGGCCAACCTGCGGTCGGACCCCATCGCGGTTCTCATGCTGGACGAGGTGGACGGATACCCGGATGACGTGGACGGTGAAGGAAGCCCCCTCGATATCGCCGCACGGCGTCTCGACGCCTTCGCGGAGACGGGCGAAACCATCATGTTCATGGGGTCCACGCCCGCCAAGCCCCGCGGATTCTCCACCATTGAAAACGAGTACGGGAAGAGTTCTCAGGCGGAGTTCTTTGTTCCCTGCCCTTTCTGCGGCCACATGCAGCCTCTCCGTTGGCGGGACGAGGAACCCGGCGCAGATGGGAAACCCGTCTACCGTTTCCGGTGGGAGAAAGACGCGAACGGCGAGCCCATTAAAGGAACCGTCCGCTACTTCTGCCGCGAGTGCGAGCGCGGGATTGATGAGAAGTACAAACAGGAAATGCTCGACGGCGGCGAGTTCATCCACCGATTCCCCGAACGCGTCGAAACATTGGGGTTCTACATTTGGGCGGCGTATTCGCCGTTTCAGGACGTGTGGCACGAGCTCGCGAAGGAATGGCACGAAGCGCAGCATCACCCGGAGAAGATGAAAGCCTTCGTGAACCTCCGCCTCGCGCAGACGTGGGACGAGGGCGCGGAGAGCATCACGGAGTTCTCACTCGCCAAGCGTCGGGAAGAATACGGCGCGGAAGTCCCGGCAAACGTCGCCGCGCTCGTCGCCACTGTCGATGTCCAGGTAAACCGCCTCGAGGTGCAGATCACCGGGTTCGGTCCTGGGGAGGAACAGTACCTCATCGACCATCGCATTTTGTGGGGTCCGCCTGGATTGCTTCCAGGGCAGAAAGAAAACGAGGACCAGGTCAACGTGTGGGACGACCTGGACGACTACCTACTTAAAACTTGGCAGCATGCGGGCGGCGCAATCTTGCGTCCAGCAATCACCCTTGTGGACGCGGGTGCATACCCTGACGCGGTGTACAACTTCGTCATTCCCAGGCAGAACGCACGGCGGCGCGTCTACGCCTCACGCGGCGAAGACTTCCTCTCGCGTCCCGTCCTGGCGGAAGAGACCACGAGCAAGAAACACAAGGTCCGTCTCTGGATGCTCGCCACCAACGCCATCAAAGACCGCATCATGGCCCGCCTCAAGATTCCGCACCCCGGTCCGGGATATCTTCATTTCCCCGAGTGGACGACAGGCGAGTACTTCGGGCAGTTGACGGCGGAGAGCAAAGTTCCGGTCCGCAATCGGCGGACGAACGTCACCCGGTATTACTGGGTGAAGAACCAGGAGCGCAACGAAGCGCTCGACCTCACGGTGTACGCGCACGCAGCCCTCTGGATTTTGCAAAACAAGATCGACCCGAAGACGTACCGCGACCTCTCCGCCCTCCACGCCGAGGTCGCTAAGGGACACGAAAAGTCCGGACCTCAAACGCTCAGACCCCGCGTCATCTCCGTTGGGATTTGATGTCCGTTTCTATTTCTTGCTCAATAAGAGCTTCGCAATCGCAGCGTCAAGTATGTCGCCCTGTTCGGCCACCATTGATAGAAATGGTCTTCTCTCACCGCTAGGCAAGCTCGATGCGCTCCAGATCAAAGCCCTCCTGCTCCACGGCTCGTAGTTTCGCCAGGTTTCCTTGCGGGCACGAACCCAATCGACCTGTTTATAGGCGGCGGCTATGAGGGCAGCCGGTCTATAGCCAAGCTCGCCAGTCGACTCCTCCGCGAGCGCGATCGCCTCTGTCGATGAACAAAGGTCTGGTCTGCGGTGGATGAGTTCGAGAATCCACATCCGCACGAACGGAAGCGCCCCTACGTCGCTCTCTCTGCAGAATGCGAGTATCTCTTGGCCAAGTTTTGCGGCCTGCGTTTTCGGAATTGTCACAGCCAAATAGCGAACGGTGTCTCTGAAGGCTGGCGTGAGGGCCTCGAGATTCTCGAAAACGAGATTGTTGAGTACATTCGTTCGGCTCTTTAGGCCCTTTCGAAGCAGATAACGAGCAAGACCCAAATGAAGAGGTCGCCTCCCGACGCACTCTTCAAAGAGTGCAATAAAGCTCTCCTTTTGCGCCTGATTTAGAATCTCCTCTTCGCTCTCCTCCTCTAGAGACTCATACCAGTATGGTCCGTTCTCCTCAGCGAGATCCTTGAAGAGTTGGTTTACTCGCTCAACTCGCGCTTGCTGCTCAATCTCCTCCGGGTCTGACAACTCTTCTTTAATGAATCTTTCGATATGCACAATTGAGCTTTTTGCAGACTCGAGGGAAAGTCGATGAACCGAAAACAAGTAATCGGCCAATGCGTGTTTAAGCTGAATGGCTTGTCTTCTTGATACACAAAAGATGCGAAAGTCATCGACATATCTGGTGAACGGAACGTTCTGCCTTAGCAAGAAATTATCCACATCGATCAGACAGGCCTCTGCTAGAACGATGGACGCCAGAGGGCCGACGGGGAGACCCTGCGATTGCTTGCCCGTGAGAAAGTTGAGGAAGGACTCGACATTTTTCGAACGTTCGACCGAGATCGAAGCAAGCTCCATTGCATTTTGAATTCGATGTTGCCCAAGTTGGTTGTAGAAATCGGAAATGTCGGCGTTGAGCACATGCGAAATTCCCTCTAGTTTGGCCAACTCGCCCGAACGGGAGTGAAAATCCTTCCAGCCGCTATCAGGGGGGAAGAATGCGCCCTCCGGTGTAAGACGTATCCGGTACGAGCATGCAATTCGTTGGTCGACTGGAACACGAGCCTTCTCGATAAGCTCGGCCCCTTCATACACTGCGGCGGTGTAGAGGAGATGATCCAGAGGGTCGAGTTGCATTGCCGCCCTATATCCTCCACCTGGCTTGATTACCATCACGCGCCTGTCAGGGTGCGTCTTGTAATCCGCTAGGTCTACGCTAAGGAGGAACGCGCTCACGGAGCTCCAGTCGTGGGCTACGGCCTCATATTCGAAAGGGATGGGGAAAATGTCGGTGTCGTCGTACCTCCGCACGTGGGTGAGAGCCCACGCCAACGAAGCAGGATCAAGATGGTCTGGCATGCGAGTGGCATTTTACATCTCGCCGCCGTCCCAACCGTTGCGTTTCGCCTTCTCTTCGCCTATGCTATTTCCATGTTCCAGGGACCGACATTCCGCAAGACCTTTGTCGTCACCTGCAAGCGATGCCACCGCGACATACCGACGGGCGTGATCGAGTTCCCTTTCCAGTCGGTCGTGGTGGAATGCTCCCTCTGTGGTGAAAAGCGGAGATACCGCCCGACTGAGGTCTTCCTCGGAAGGCCGGACCAATTGGTAGCGCACCAGGCGCGGGCGGGGTCGCGTTGATGTTCAACCCGGACGCACATTTGCCACGAATCAACCGGGGAATGATCTACCTGGGCGCGTGTCTCATCGCTGGAATCCGGCTCGCCCGCAATTCCCAGGTCAATGTCCGAGTGATCCCGACCGGCAAGGCTATTGAGGAAGCCGTCGATCTGGCCCACGAGATCTACAACAAGGTCTTTCGGAAGGTGCCGGAACGGATCAACGAAGTTCAACGCTGAACGTCCGTGATCGGTGCCCAGGGCTGAATCCCCGTGTTTGTTACCTCCTAGGGAATTGCACGGCCCACCCTCTCAAAGCGAGCCTCTACGCCCCGAAACGCGCTAAACTTCTTCTTCGCAATCAATTACATAATTGGGACGCGCAAACATGCCACAAGAGTCAAGACCTCAAGGCGGCGATCTTTTCATCGTGGACAATAGCGACCAGGACTGGAAAGTCCGACGATATCTCCACGATTGGGCCGATCTCGCGCACAGCTTCGATATTGCCACCGGGTACTTTGAGATCGGCGCGCTACTCGCCCTCGATGGCCAGTGGCAGAAGTTGGACAAGATTCGAATCCTCATGGGCGACGAAGTCTCCAAGCGCACTAGGAAGACCCTCCTCGCAGGACTGGAAAAGATCAAGCAGAAGCTTGATGTCAGCATTGAGCAGGAGAAGGAAAAGAATGACTTCCTGACTGGGGTTCCCGCCATTCTGGAGGCCCTTCGTGCCGGAAAGATCGTCTGCCGAGTCTACAGCAAGGACAAGTTCCATGCGAAGGCCTACATCACGCACGCAAGGCAAGCGGTGGTGGGATCATCCGCGCTGGTGGGGTCTAGCAACTTCACCGTCCCTGGATTGACAGACAACGTTGAGCTGAATGTCCAGCTTCGTCGAGAAGTTGAGGTTCTGCAGGAGTGGTTTGAGCGCCATTGGGGCCAGGCAGAAGAGATTACCTCCGATATTCTCCAAGTCGTCGAACGTCAGACAGCCCTTTACGCGCCCTTTTATGTGTATGCCAGGGCGCTTCACGAGTTCTTCCGCCGTCATGAGATGACGGATTATGAATGGCTCACAGCGGGTCCGGCGAATGGAGGCTCAAAGATCTATAAGATCCTCGATTACTACCAGCAAGAGGGCTATCAGGATCTGACCGGCATCGCCAAACAGTACCACGGTGCGTTCCTCTGCGATGGAGTCGGGTTGGGCAAGACTTTCATCGGCTTGATGTTGATTGAGTCCCTCATCAAGCGACAGCGAAAGCGGGTCGCCCTTTTTGTTCCGAAAGCTGCCCGTAAACCCGTTTGGGAGAGCAAACTCAGGGCCTATTTGCCTGAATTGTTCGGTGAGTACAGCAACCTCGCGATCTATAACCATACCGATTTGCTCCGTCGCGGCGATTACCCTGAAAAGCTCAGCCGGATTAAGGAGCTTGCCGACGTCATCATCGTTGATGAGGCCCACCACTTCCGGAACCCAGGGATCAAGGGGGATGATCCGACCGATCCACAATCGCATTATTGGGCGCTCTCGAACATCTGCGAAGGCAAGGATGTTTATCTCCTTACCGCCACGCCCGTCAACAATCGCCTTCTGGACCTTCAGCACATGATCGAGCTTTTCTCGCAGCGTAAGGGCGATTACTTCAAGGCGGCTCCCCTTGGAATTCATTCACTCCCAGGGCATTTCCGCAAGATGGAGAAAGAACTCGAAAGGCAACTGGCCCAACAGGGCGTAAGCAAGGAGGAGGTCGAAACGAACCAGGTCGAAGCGAGCGAAGTCCTTGCAAGCGACTCTCTGTTTCGCGCCCTTGTCGTTCAACGTAGCCGGGCCTATGTGAAGAAAAGCCAGGAACAACACGCCGGTGGCGCCAAGGCCATCTTCCCAAAGCGCGAGCCGCCAAGGGTTGTTGACTTCAATCTCAAGAAGACATATGGAAACTTGCTCCAGATGATTGAGCAGGCTTTTAACAAACAGAAGCCGCTCTTCGCCCTGGCGATCTACTATCCGCTGGCGTACTACAAAGGTTCCGATACGAGCATTGACCCACTGAAACAGGGGCGGCAGCGAGAAGTCGTCAGCCTCATCCGCATTCAGTTCTTGAAGCGTTTTGAGAGTTCAACGCGAGCGTTTGAGCTCTCCTGCGCTGCCCTAATGGAAAAGTTGCTTGCTTGGCTCATAAAGCACTGCGAAACCCATCATGAAAAACATCAGTTGGAGTGGTGGAAGACCAAATACGGCGATCTCATTGGATATTGCAGGGATCGTCAGCTAGAACTCTTTGGCGGCAACCTCGACGAAGAAGCAGACGAAGACATTGTCTCGCCGGAGATGTTGGAAGCGGTTGAGAAACTGCCCCGCGAGGAATACCGCGTGGGCGACATGATCGATGAGACGATCACAGACTTGGTTACACTCGCCGACTTCCTTCAGGAGCTAAAGAAGTTCAAGGTTGAAAACGACGATAAGCTCAAGGCGCTTGTAAAGCTGCTTAAGAGCGATCCCGTCCTGAAAAAGCATAAGGTACTGATCTTCACCGAGTTCATGGCAACAGCTCGCTACCTTCGACAGCAACTCGCATCGGCGGGGATTAAGGACGTTGATGAGGTCGACAGTGCCGTTGATCGAGACCGCGGAGACATCATCAATCAGTTCGCTCCCTACTACAACGGCCTGAATACCGCCGAGTTGACGAAGAAAGGTCTGCCGGAAACCCGAATCCTCGTCTCTACGGACGTACTTTCAGAAGGCCTGAACCTGCAAGACGCAACCCGACTGATCAACTACGACCTTCACTGGAATCCAGTGCGGCTGATGCAACGCATCGGTCGCGTAGACCGGCGAATGGATCCGACCGTGGAAGCTGCAATTGCTACCGACCATCCTGACCGCGCCCAGATCAGGGGAACAGTCATCTATTGGAACTTCCTACCACCAGACGAACTCGATGATTTGCTTAAGCTTTACTCCCGCGTTTCGCATAAGGTTCTGCGGATTTCCCGAACTTTTGGTATCGAAGGCAAAAAGCTTCTCAAACCCGAAGACGATTACGAAGCGCTAAAGGACTTCACGCACGCTTACGAGGGAACCACATCACCCCTGGAGGAGATGAATCTCGAATACCAAAAGCTCTTGCAGCAGCACCCTGGACTAGCCAAGGCCCTTGACGCGCTCCCCGGACGATTATTTAGCGGCAAGGACCACCCCAAACCAGGAACACGAGCCGTCTTCTTTTGCTATTCGATGCCGTCTCCGCCACCGCTTCTACACGACGGCACTCTACCGGACGATCAACCATGGGCGGTCGACGGGGGAGCGACGCAATGGTACCTCTTCGATATAGCGAATGATGCAATCGAGAACGAGCCGTCAAAGATCATCGATCTGATTCGCTGTACGCCTGATACACAGCGAAAACACGAGGTCTCAGAGAGCACCCTCTCAGAGATCCGACTCAAAGTCGAAAAACACATCAAGAACACCTACCTGAAACAAGTGCAGGCACCAATTGGCGTTAAACCAGCGTTGAAAGCCTGGATGGAGCTGAGCTGAGATGACTCCCGATACCAACCCTCTTCATTCAATCCGCACGTTTAAGCAGCTTGTGAAGTATTTGAAAGACGAGCTTGACTGGCCCATCGAATCGGACGACTTCGATGACCTGACATTTGACTATGCTCCGGAAGAACTGGGACTGGAAAAAGAGACTGCTGTGAAAATCCAGGATATTAAGCAGCTGCGTCCACTCTCTAGCAAACAGCCCTGGGGTATTTTCTTCGTCAGCTTTGCTCCCAAACAGTTGCCTATTGTCGCCCTCCGTCGCATTCTGAGTACTCTTGTGATCAAGAAGAGGCAATCGGCGAACAAATCTCAGCAAGCCGCATGGCGTTTGCATGACCTGATTTTCATTTCTTCATATGGAGAGTCGGAGCACAGAGACATCACTTTTGCCCACTTTGCGGAGGAGCACGGAACCGGTGACCTTCCCACGCTCCGTCTTCTCGGATGGGACGACGAAGACACGAAGCTTAAGTTGACTTTCGTCGAGAGTGAGTTGAGAACCAAGCTACGGTGGCCGGAAGACGAGTGCGACATCGACTCCTGGCGGACGACGTGGTCCGCAGCGTTCAAGCTTCGTTCCCGCGAGGTCATCAAGACTTCACAGCAGCTGGCCATTCGGCTCGCCGATCTAGCGCGCGGAATCCGCAAGCGCGCGAATGCAGTGCTCGCAGTCGAATCTGCAAACGGGTCGCTGCGGAAAATGCACGCAGCCTTTAAAGAGTCACTCATTCACGACCTGAGCGAAGACGATTTCGCCGACATGTATGCGCAGACGATTTCCTACGGGTTACTGTCCGCGCGAGTCTCCCGGCCTGCAGGGATCGTTGCGGACAACCTGACCGATATGGTGCCGGTGACGAACCCCTTCTTGAAGGAGCTTTTGGAGATGTTCCTGACGGTTGGCGGGCGCAAAGGCAAGATTGATTTTGATGAACTTGGAGTCAGCGAAGTCGTCCAGTTGCTGCGTGATGCTGATATGGAATCCGTGCTGCGAGATTTCGGTGACCGAAATCCACAGGAAGACCCGGTTATCCACTTCTACGAGCTTTTCCTCAAGGAGTACGACGCGAAGAAGCGCATGCAACGCGGGGTCTTTTACACCCCGCGCCCTGTGGTCTCGTACATAGTGCGCTCGGTGGACGATCTGCTGCGCACTGAGTTCCGACTGGCCGACGGCCTCGCCGACACAACACCCTGGGGTGAGATGACGGAGCGCCACAAGGATCTCACGATGCCCACTGGCGTCTCGCCCGACCAGGACTTCGTCCAGGTCCTCGATCCGGCCACCGGTACCGGCACCTTCCTCATCGAGGTTATCGACATCATCCACAAAACGCTCTTGGCTAAGTGGAGAGCGGAGGGCCATAGCGAAAAGAAGATCGACGCGCTCTGGAACGAATACGTGCCGAAGCATCTGCTGACGCGGTTACACGGCTACGAACTCCTGATGGCACCTTATGCAATCGCGCACCTTAAGATCGGCCTCAAACTATACGAAACGGGTTATCGCTTCGGCAGCGACGAACGTGCCCGGATCTATCTCACAAATGCCTTGGAGCCCCCGGGCGACGACCAACTAGTGCTCGACTTTCTACCAGCGCTGGCGCACGAGGCCGAAGCAGTGAACAAGATCAAGCGCCAAACACGGTTCACCGTGGTCATCGGAAATCCGCCGTATTCGCAATACAGCATGAATCTGAATGCTGCGGCTAAAGCGCATATCGAGAAGTTCCGCTATGCAAACGGGCAGAGAATCCGCGCTCGAAATGCCCTGCAACTCGAGCGCAACTTGAATGATGACTACGTGAAGTTCTTGGGATTCTCGACCGAACTATTCCCCCGTGGGACCGGAGCCCTCGGGATGATTACCAATCGAATGTTCCTCGATTCAGAGTCTCTTGTTGGCCTTCGCGAGTGGTTTGCAACACATTTTCGCCAGCTGTACGTGATTGACCTTTGGGGAAGCAATGAGGAATCTAGACGAGTTGAGCGTGTCTTTTCGGCAGAGCTGCGTAGATCAGAAGCAGTAACCTTGGGCGATCCAGTAATGCCAGTCCCCGATGGCCTGCCTGGTTGACTCATCGAC